GGGTCAACCGGGTGTTCCTCCTGTCCCCAACGGGCAACACGTCGGTAAAGGCGTATGTCGATGCGGCGGAAGTCCGTGCAAAGACTTACACCGACAACGCGGCATTCGCAGCGTCTTCGCTCCCCTCGCAGACCGGCAACGGCGGCAAGTATATCAAGTCCGATGGCACTGCCGCGTCTTGGCAGAACGTCAGCCAAGCAGATGTCACCAATCTCCCCGCTGATCTGACCAAACTTCGCAATTTTGCAATCGTTGCTGCGGCAATTCTGTAAGGATATAACTCATGGCTGTAACTCCCAATTCACTGATCACTCCCCAGAGCGTTGTTGCGGCCACTGCCGTTTGCGTTGCTGCCAAGACTGATCTGACCACGACCACGTCGGCACAGCGGCTTGTTGCTGCTGCCTCCAACCCCAACGGCGGACTGGTCAAGCGTCTGTTTGCGATCCCGCGTGGCACGGCCCCGGCGATGCAGCTTCAGCTTTATCGGTCGATCAACGCTGGTGTGACGCTGACGCTCGCTGACAGTGCTCAGCTTCCGGCGTTCACGGCTTCCACTGCTGCTGCTGTCACCAAGGGCGACTTCGGCTACACGGCTGATGCCCCGCTGCGTTTGCAGGCTGGCGAAGAACTGTGGGTCGGCACGGGCGTCGCTGTTGCGGCTGGTGTAGTATTCGTGGCGGAAATCGAGGCATTCTAAAGTGAAATCCATTAGCGACCGTCTCCGGGTCGGTATGGATGTCGCGAACAAGACGGCCACAACTTCTTCCCTGCCTTCGCTGCTCGGTCGTAGTTGGTTCGTCACGGGCGGCAACTACACCACTCAAGCCCCTATAGGGACCACGCATGTCGTCGCTCGTGGCGTCGGCAGCGGTGGTGTTGCGGCTTTCGTTGGCGACGGCGGGGGCGGTGGTGGTGCCTATATCAAGGCCATCGTGCCGATTAGCCCGGCAGATGTCCTGCACGCCGTGATCTCCGGCGGTGCGTTCTTCGGGGTCAATGACGGCGGGACGCCCAATATCTTCCTCGCCTCTGGCGGTCAAGACGGCACGTCCGCAATCCCGTTTGGACAGGGTGCGTCCCCGGTTGCGTATGCGTCTCAGTATGCGGTGATCCAGCGATCCGGTGCCAATGGTGCTGCTCGTCAGGGTGGCCAGCCGGGCAACGACGAAGTCGATATCGACACGTTGGGCCTCACTGGCGTTGGTGCAACCCCCAGTGGTCCCGCAACCGGCTTTGGTGCCGGGGGTGCTTGCCAGCAGACTGGTGTTGGGAGCTTTCAAACTTTTGCAGCTACTGGTGCGGTCATCGTGCTGGAGTATTGGTCAGGTGATCCACGATGAAGGGTCTGTCGGGTCTGAAGACCAACATCAACGTCGGCATGGATGTCGGCAACAAGAAGACGGTGTCCTCGGGCGTCAAGGCTCGTCTGATCAAACGCGTCTATATCACGTCGCCATACGTTACTTCGGCAGCCGTGCCCTACGGGTCCAAGTATTGCGTCGCCTCGGCAGTTGGTGCCGGGGGATCACTGACGACCGATAACGCGGTGCCCTCGACTGGATCGTATGTTGGCTCTGGTGGTGCGGCGTTCGCACAGCGGACATTCACCGTCAACAACAATCAGACCCTGACGCTCAAAGTTGGGGATCGCGGACTGGCGGCGGAAACCCGCATCAGCCGTGTTATCGCGGCCCAGACGGTTGTTGTGGAAGCTGCCGGTGGTGGTAACAGCAATCTTGCCGACAATGGTTTTGGCGGGGATGCTGCTGCTTGTATTGGTGATGTCAAGGTGAGCGGGACCGCTCCCCCGACGTTCGACGCTGGTTACTTTGGTGGCGGGCTGGTCGTCGGCGACAGCGTGCTCGACAATTCTGTCGGGGCTTTTGCCAACGGCGTGATTGCTCTCAAGAGCAGCCCGACTGAAGTCGTTACCGCTCCTCGCTTTGGCGGTGGTGGTGCGATCTTCTACAATGGCTCGGGTTCGACTGGTGAACTCTCCCCGGCAACTGGCCTGATCGTGCTTGAATATTGGGACGGTGATCCGAGATGAAGATTGGAATTGAACTGACCCCCGGTCTGGTATCCGACGATACCAGCTACGCAAGCCAAGCGACGTTTCGCAAGGCCGACAAAATCCGCTTTGTCAAGGGCAAGCCGGAGATCGTAGGCGGCTGGGAGCGACTGACGCAGAAGACTATCTCTGGGGTGTGCCGCACGATCCTGTCGTGGAAGGACAATCAGGGACAGGCGAATATTGCGTTCGGGACGCATTCGCACTTGCTCATCTATCGTAATGGGCGGCTGGTGGATATTACCCCGGCTGGTTACGAGGTTGGAAATATCAACGGGGGTGGCGGCAACGGCTATGGTACCGGCGGCTACTCCAAGGGTCCGTATGGTCAGGTGTCGAGCACCGAAGTGGATTACGGTCCGCGTATTTGGAGCATGTCTAACTTTGGCCAGTCATTGGTTGCAAATCCTCGACTGGGGCAGATGTATCTTTGGGAGAACGATCTCAATGCTAACGCTTCGCTCGTATCGGCGATTGCGGGCAGTAAGTCCGTTCCCCCAAAGGTTGGCCTCACTCTCGTAACTAAAGAACGCCAGTTGCTGGCATTTGGTTGCAATGAATTGATCAGCGGTGATTATAATCCTCTGGCTATTCGTGGGTCGGACATTGACGGTAATATTCATGACTGGTCGATCACGGCTGCTAACAACGCCTTTGAGGATATTCTCCCCAACGGTGGCTCCATCGTGGCTGCCAAGATTTGGGGCGACAACGTAGCTGTTCTGACACAGGGCGGCTTGTATAGCGGCGTCTTCATCGGCGATCCGAGCCAGACTTACCGCTTCGACGCGGTTGACGGTGCTCTTGGTTGCCTTGGTCCTAACGCGGCGACTGTCGTTGGTCAAACACTATTCTGGCTCACCCCGGACGCACAGCTTTGGGCTGCTGGTTCTGGTGGTTCCGCTCAGCGTCTTGTCTGTCCGATTGCGGAAGACACGCTGGAGAATATTGCGATCAACCAGTATGACAAAGTCACGCTGACGTATATCCCAACCGTGAATGAACTTCGCATCGACTATCCCGATGCCCGTGATGGTTTGGAGAATAGCCGCTACGTGACGCTGTCGCTGGAAGAAGACGCGGCGTGGTCACAAGGGATCATGAGCCGCACTGCTTTCGAACGTGGCAATGCCTACAACTACCCACTGGGTGCACAAACATTCACTCGCAATCTCGTCTATGGCGGGGATATCGTGGATAATGCATCAGCGGTTGAAGCATTGAATGACATCACAGATGGTCTTGGACTGGAGAACAACATTGTCCAACAGTCACAAGGCGTTGTTGGTTCCGGGGGTGCTCTGGTCGCGAATGTCTCGCTGCCGAATGAGCGGTCTGGATGGGGAATGCGTCTAACCGGCGATGGTTCGACCGTGCTGGAAGCTCGGATCGCAAGCCTCGGGCTGCTCACCGGCCAGAAGGTATCGGTGTCCTACAAGGCAACGGTCGTGGTTGGTCGTGACGTAACGCTTGCTGCGAGGTTTGCAACGCGAGTGCTCCAGAACGTGCCCATGACCGGCACGAGCCAGATCATTCGCCACGAAAACGTCACAGTCAACACCGGAGAGAACTTCTCGATTTACGGGACGCTCCCGGCGGGTGTTGTGGTCGAGATCACGGATATCAAGATCGAGTATCGTTCACAGGCGAGCGACTGGTCCCCCTCGCGGAGTGACAGCAATCTCTTCACGGCCCACTACAAGTGGCTGACGACAACTGCTTATCCGCAGATCGTTGGGGACGTGTATTACCACGAGAAAGGCTTCACCGCCGATGGTGGCAATATCGACTGGATGATCGAGACGAACGACTTCGCGTTGGACGAGGACGAGACTGTCATGATGGTGCGTGGCTTCATCACCGACTTCAAGGATCAGCAGGGGGATGTCGAGTTGACAGTATTCCTCCGCATGTATCCTAACGATCCCGACGAGGAGTATGGTCCCTTCATCCTGACCGACCGCGATAATCGTGCGGATTTCCTCGCCAGCGGCAAGCTTGGACGCTTCCGGCTGGAGGGATCAAGCAGCCCGGCTCGTCTTCGTCTTGGTAGACCACTGATCGACGTGGTGAAGGCGGGTTCGAAGTAAATACCTCCATATGTGTTACCCCGCCGAGTTCCTTCGCGTATGGCCGCTAATTGAGGCCGGTATGTCCAAGGATATCGGTGGGGAAGTCTACACGATGGATGAGATTTGGGCCGAAATACAGAAGGGCGATGCTCTCCTGTGGATTGGCGAGAAGTCGATAGTCCTCGCGGAAGTCGTCCAGCGGCGTTCGTTCAAAATGCTCAACATGTTCGTCCTGTCCGGTGACCTCAAAGAGATCATGCGGGACTTATGGCCACAAGTTGAACAATGGGCTGTTGATCATTCCTGCAAGTATATCTGTGGGTCTGGTCGGGATATCTGGGAGAGAGTTCTCCGCAAGCATGGGTTCCGGCCTGTGTTAACGACGTTTGCAAAGGAATTATAATGGCTCTCTTGGGTGCTGGCAAATCAAAGAACAAGACTTCGTCTTCGTCCAATCAGACGACCACGGCGAACGGGACGAACACGACCACGCCGAACCTCCCCGGCTATCTGCAAACCCCGGTCAACAGCTATTACAACAGCCTGAACTCGCTTTTCCAGCCGGGATCGCAGAACGATTACGTGCAGGGTGCGAGTGATTTGCAAAATCAGGCGTTCAAAGACGCCGCGACGCTGGGTGATGCCTCGCAGGGTCTGTTCGGATCGGCGAATGGTCTGGCCAGTGCGGCTGGTCTGTCACTGCTCGGTGGTGCCAACACCGCACAGGGTGCGACGGTTGCCCCTACAGCGAACGCCGCTGCTGCACAACAGAGCCAGACGCTCCTCGGCCCGGTCAGCACCGTCAACTCCACGACGCTCGGTAACCCGCAACTGACCAATGGTGCTCAGCAGGGTGCTGCTGTCAACGCAGAAGCGATCTTGGGTCAGGCGGCTAACGCGGGTGCGGCTAACACCATCACCCCGGCACAGCAGGCAGCAGCGGCACAGGCTGCTGGGGTTAATCTCGGCTCTGCTGCTCAAGTCTCCCCGGCACAGCAGGCAGCGGCGGCACAGGCGGCTGGGGTCAATCTCGGTCAGGCTCAGCAGTCCGCTGGGGTCAACCTTGGCAATGCTTCGCAGGCGGCTGGGGTCAACCTTGGTCAGGCTACACAGGGCAAGAGCGAAAGTCTCCTGACCAACCTCGGCGACTACATGAACCCTTACCTGAACGACGTGGTTAAGACTACGCTCGCGGGTCAGGACTCCGCTGCGGCGGCTGCTACGGCTGCCCAGCAGGCGGCTGCTGCTCGCAACGGTGCGTTCTCCGGATCGCGGTTTGGTCTGGCACAGAGCAACTTGCAGGCACAGCAGGAGGCGAACCGTGCATCGACGGAAGCCCAGCTACGCAGCAATGCGTTCACCACGGGTGCGGCCTTGTCGCAGTCGGATGCTGCTGCTCGTCAGGCTGCAAATATGCAGAATGCGGCGGCACAGAACCAGTATGGTCTTGCACAAGGTCAGCTTGACGCGTCGAATAACCAGTTCAACGCTTCGGCACAGAACCAGTATGGTCTTGCTCAGGGTCAGCTTAATGCGTCTAACAACCAGTTTAACGCTGGTCAGTCTAATCAGATGACGCAGACGCAGGGTCAGCTTAATGCTTCGAACAACCAGTTCAACGCAGGGGCGACCAACGCCGTTAATGCCAACAACGCCAACCTGACGCAGCAGGCAAATCTGTCTAACCAGTCGGCAACGAACCAGTATGGTCTTGCTCAGGGGCAGCTTGACGCCTCGAACAACCAGTTTAACGCTGGTCAGACGAACAACGTCAATGCCAACAATGCTAATCTGTTGCAGCAGGGCAACATGGCCAATCAGTCGGCCATCAACTCGCAGAACCAGTATAACGCCGGTTTGCAGCAGCAGAGCAACTTGGCCAACATGTCGGCACAGAACGCGGCTGCCTTGCAGAATGCGACGGCGGCTAACAACGTCAATGCCAACAACGCTGGTTTCTCGCAGGAAGCAAATCTGGCTAACATGGCGGCACAGAACCAGTTCGCCATGCAGAACGGTGACTATTTGCAGCAGGCCAACCTTGCTAACCAGTCGGCGTACAACCAGTATGGCCTTGCACAGGGCCAGCTTAACTCACAGCAGGCGGCTAACAACGCTGGTTTCCAGCAGCAGGCTAACCTCTCGAATACTGCGGCTCAGAATGCAGCAGCGTCGCAGCAGGCCGGTTTGACGCAGCAGGCCAACCAGTTCAACGCTGGTCAGAAGGACGCCAATCAGGCGGCTCTCATGCAGGCGGCTGGTCTGTTCGGCAATCTCGGTAGCGAAATCAATTCGGCCCAGCTTAACAACCTGTCTGGGTTGCTGGCAACGGGCGGGGTGCAGCGTGATGTCAACCAACAGGTCAGCAACAACGATCTCGCTTATATGCAGGCCCTGCAAGGTCTGCTGGGTATCAGCCCGAGCGATGTCATCGGTCAGACGCAGACCACGAACCAGACCGGGACACAGGTCGGATCGTCTAAGGGCAAGAGCACAACGACGGGCTTCAACGCCTCGCTGGACCTCTTCGGAAAATAAGGGATAGAAATAGATGGGTCTTTGGAAATCACTTTTCGGTAGCGGGTTCAGCGTCGGCGATCTGTTGGGCGGGTATAGCCCCGACAGTGCACGGTATCGTCGTGCTCAGGAGCAGCTTGACCTCCAGAAGGGCAAGAACAGCCTTGAGCAGCAGGCACTTGCTTTGCAGGAACAGCGTCAGTGGGCGAACATGTGGGGCGATCCCAACGCCTCGCAGGAGCCGACCGCGAATGCGATCCCGGCCACTCACCGTGGCATGGACATCTCCGCAAGTTCCGCCACGCGGACAGCAGAGCCAGACGCGATCCAGACGGCTCTTGCCGGACTGAAGGCTGACGGTGTTATTGGATCGCAGGCCCCGGTGGCGATGCGTGTGCTTCAGCCTGCCCAGACTGGCGGCAGCACGCTCCCGGCCCCTGTGGCTGCTGGTGCGGGTCGCAACAACCCGTTTATCAAAGCGGACGGATCGGTTGCGTCTTATCAGGACATGATGGCCAACCCGATGCTGGTTCGCATGATGAACAGCCCCAATAAGGATGTGCGTGATCGTGTCAAGGACTGGCTTCAAGAGGCTCGTGCCGGTCGTCCTGAATACACCCAGATGGGCGATAACATTGTCAACAAAAATGACCCACGGGATCGCCAGTTCAATCCGAATATACCAGAAGGTGCTCAGCCTGTGTATAACGAGGCCGGGGCACTCACCGGTTATCAGACTTTGCAGGGCTACATTAAACTGACGGAAGACAAAGCTGCTGCTACGGCTCGTGGTTCGGCTCGTTTCAACCCGGTCCAAGTCCAAGGCCCCAACGGCGAAATCTACACGACCACGCAGGAAGATTTTTCTGATCGCTTCGGTCAGGGTCGCGGTGGTGTAACTGGTCAGAATGCAGGGATCGTGCAGCAGCGTGAAGCGGCAACTCGTGCGGCCACGCAGCGTCAGGCTGATATCCAGCGTGCTTTGACCCCGATTGGTATCGTTCGCGACACCAGCACGCAGATGCGTGACATCTGGGGCAAGGAGTTCAAGGGCAAGATGTCGCAAGTCACCGGGTATATCCCCGACATGCTTTCGGCGTCGAACCAGCGTTATGGTGCTCTTGGTCAGCAGATGAAACCGCTCGTCGGCGGTCTGCTCGGTTTGACGGCCCAGCAGCTTGACACAGACAAGGGCATGGCACAGTTGCAGGCATATATCCCGCTGCCGACTGACAGTGATCAGACCGCCGAGGCCAAGTTCAACCGCCTCGAAGCTCTGGCGAATGCTCGCGAGCGTAGCATCAAGCAGCAGTATGCTGCTGCTGCCCCGCAGGGTGGTGCTGCCCCCGAACGCCGTGTTGCCCCGGTTCCCGGCTATAATCCCCCGCAGCGTGGTCGCTCGACTTCGAATATTTCGCCCACCGAAGCGGCTGCTCTGCTTGCCGAGCGTCGCCGTCGTAGAGGACAATAATGGACGATTTTGATTACCTTTCCGATGAAGAGTTGGAGCGGATCGCCAATGGTGAGCGTATCACACGCAACGTCCGCAACAACAACCCCGGTAATATCGAGGACGGGGCGTTCACCCGTGCTCAGCCGGGGTATTTGAAGTCGGATGGCCGATTTGCGATCTTTGCCACCCCAGAGGATGGTTTTCGTGCACAGCAAAATCTTCTCCGCACTCGTTATGCGGGGGAGACTTTGTCGCAAGTCATCAGCAAATATGCTCCCCCGAGCGAAAACAACACGCAAGAATATATCAACTTCGTTGCTCGTCAGACTGGCCTTCGCCCCGATGACGTGGTTACGGACGACCATTGGACGCAAGTCGCCCACGCGATGAACCGTCACGAAGGCGGCGTTGAGTATAATATCGACAATGTTGATAAACCAGCGGCCCCGAAACCGGAAGCAACCCCGGAGCCGTCGCAGAACATGAACTTCGCGTTTGGCGACGTGAAGCAGATCAACGACGCCCAGCAGGCGACCTATCGCCGTCTGATGCAGGATCGCAAGTTCGACGGGAAGGCCGAAGGCGGATCAGAGCTTAATCCCTTTGGCATCCAGCACGCTGACCAGATCGCAATGGTTGGTCCGGGCAAGTATTACGTCGATATCGACGGGTCTGTCAACCAGCGTCCGCAAGACCTTGAGTATGACCAGAAGCTTGGTTTGTGGCGTGGTGCCAGCCGTGTGCTTGACAATGCTGCTGTTGGCGTCGAGGCCGGGCTGAACCTTCTTGGTCGCCCGTTTGGCAACGGCCAGTGGGTTGATGATATCGAGCACGCGATGGGTGCCAACACGGCCAAGGAAGCTCGTGCAGAGCGTGATCAGGCCTTTGCTGACAAGGAACGCGAGGGCGTCGTTGCTGGTGGCGTTGGCCGGTTCGTCGGAGAAACATTGCCTCTGATGGCGATCCCTGCTCTGCGTGGGGCGGGCCTGATGGGTGCTGTCGGCACGGGTGCCGTGTCTGGTGCCTTGACATCTGACGCCAATACCGCCGGGGGCGTCGCGGCTGACGCTGGCCTTGGTGCGATTGGCGGGACGATCATTCGCGGTGCGGCGTCGCTGCCGGGCAAGTTGCTGAAGCCGCGTGTTGCTCCCAATCTGGCCAGACTGATCGAAAATGGCGTCCAGACTTCCCCGGCTCAGAGCCTTGGTGGTAAGATCGCAGCATTCGGCGGTGGTGCTATTGGTCGTAACCTTCCCGGTGCGGCTGCGGCAACGAACCGCTCGGCAGCATCATTTGGTCCGTCTGCTGTCAACGAAGTCCTGCGTCCGTTTGGAGCAGTTGTTCCCAAGGGTTCGACTGTCGAGGCGGCTCTCGGTCATGCCGACGAAGTCTTGGATCGTGCTGCCTCACAAGCAACGACCCCGGCTGCCATGCAGGCTGTCGAGAATGCTGCGGCTCGTCTTGCCATCATCGGCAAGGCCGGTGAGGGAAGCTGGGCCAAGGCGGGTGCATTCAACCCGGCTCAACTCAACGCGGCAGTGTCCGCCAATCCGATTGGTGGCCGTGCTGACAAGGTGCTGTCCGATTACGCGACGATGGGCAGAGATGTCCTTGGTGCTGGTGAGCGGCAATCCCCACTGGCTGGTCGGATCGCGGGTGCTCTGGGTATCGGTGGTGGTGCCGGGGCATCGTCGATTGCAGCCTTGGGTGTACCACTGGCGGCTCATGCCCTCCCGGCGGGTGCTGCCCTGTCAGGAGCGAGCATGGCGGCGAACAGCAAACTGGGTGCCGCTGCGATCCGCAGCATGGCGGCTGGTAACCGGAGCTTTGTGCCAGAGGCCGTGGGCAATGCGGCAGAACGCATCAGGAGCCTCCCCAGCGGCCCTATGGGTGTCATGGGTGGCGAGATGGGTTCAGGTTCGTTTGGGGGTCCACAGGCCCCTGAGGCGGTGCCAGAGCGGGCATTCCAAGCCCCGCAGCAGGCCGCTCCCGTCGATGACAAGTGGACTGATCCACACCCGGAGTTGTCTGATGCAGAACTTGAGGCTATTTCGAAGGGACGTTAAGTGCGGGCAGCGAAATCTCGCGTAAGCCCCGCCAACTGGTTGCTGCTGACTTTGCAGACAACCCAAGAATTGTAGAAACGTGGGGAGATCAACGCGTCTACGTCAAAGATGGCCTTACTCTCGCGATAGGTCATCTCCGCTTTACTCAGACAAATATGTCTTATCCAACGCGTGCAGTCGTGACCGGCAGCAATGTCGGCCAGCAACTCGGAGTTGGACCCCCAATACTGCTGCCAATCGGACGGTTTGACCGTCTTGCGTTTACGCTTCATTCCCGCGAGAGGCGGCTTGACCACAGTCGTCCAGAACATTTTCTTACCGATATAGAAACGGTCAGTGGTTCGGTTGTGAATAGTATAGACGAAACCCACATGATCAGCGAGGGGAACATAGTCATCCCAGTTGATCATGATAGTTCGCCCCAGAAGTTGGGGTCAGCACCTTGATCAACCCAGTCGATCTCTTTGATGTCGATGACGAGACGGGTCAAGAAACGAGGGTGGTGATGATGGCCGGAGGCATAGGCAAGACCAATTAGGTCAGTCGCCATGTTCCACGCCTCTTGCGAGGTTTCACCGGACGCCACTTTACGAAATACAGGATTGCCGTTAGCGATCCCCGTTACGAGTAAATGCATCACGTATTTACATCGCAGAAAGGCAGTAAATATACACTATGGACGACTACAGCGATATCCCCGAGGACCAGCGATATCTGCTTCGGTTGATCGACAGTAAGATGGAGACGCAGGCCGAACGCCTGAAAGCTCACACGGCGGCACAAGAAGGCTCCATGAACGTTATCATGGGTAAGCTTGATAATGTGGTGGACAAAGTGGATCAAAGGATGGCCGTCGTTGAGAAGCGACAGGACAAATCCGAAGTTTGGCAAGAAGCCCAAGACCGGTGGAATAAGACCACTGTGGGTCGTCTGGAAGTGCTTGAGCACGCTCTAACGGAACGCAAGAATATCCCGGCAGATGTCAAAGCAATCAGTCACCGCGTCGAAGTCCTCGAACTCGACAAGGCAACGAAGTCTGGCGGTGATATCGTTAGCCGTGGTCTACGCGACTGGATCAAGCCCATCGTAACGGTCCTGATGGCCGCGTTGCTGATCACACTGGTCAAGACTTTTTGGTATTCGGATCGCACGCCCGCACAGGTTAACGTTGTCCAGCAACAGACGCGTCCCGTAGCTCAAAGTCCCACTCCGGTGACAGAGCATCAAGACGCCGTCCCGAGATAATCTGGCTATAAACTGGCCGATCTGTAATGCCCCTGTAAGGCTCGTAGGAGGGCCTTACAGGCTTGATGTCTCGGACGGTAGTAACCACACCTGAGGGACGCTTAACTGCCTGACGCGGCGTCTCCGTAAGGGGACGAGCCTGCACACGCGATGCCTTCAGCATCATTACGCGAGCCTCTAAAGTCTTGATCTCGCGATTGACCGCATCGTTGTGCTGGATGACCTCTGCGACCTCGGCTGGGGTGCGGGTGGACAGTGCTTTGCCAATCTTGGAGAGCACCCCAGCGAGGGCTTTGCGATCCGCTTTGTCGAGATGGTTGTAGGTCATGCAGCCTCTAATAAGCATTTGGGATCGCACGTCAAGCGATTATTTGACCTCCCGCACAATACGACAGGCATTCATGTTACCAATGTCGCAACGGCGTCGAAGTTCCGCGATGGCGGCTGCTCGCTTGTCGGCTCTGGGACAGTCGGCGGGCCGGGGAAATCCAGTGGGGGACCGCTCGACGTAATATTGGTATCGCTGGCAGGCCCACTTGTAGTCCATCATGCGGCTGTCACCGTTCCACCGCCAGTGTCCGTCAGTCCAGTCCTGTGCCGTCGCCGGGGTTGCCAACAGGGCGAGGATTAGCGTTATCGTCTTCATCTTGAAGCTCCATGATTATCAGTGATATCAGCACCATGTCTTCCCTTAGGCCCCTCTGGCTGATTACTTCGAGGGCACGAGCGTGATAGTCCGTCACATTGTATTCTCCTATCAATCAAGGCGGTTGACTTTGCGGTAGCGGGTGAGCCATTTCTGGGCATTGGCCGGGATCATCTGCTCATCGCAGGGCATGTATTCCGGGCAGCCGTCCTCGTCCGTGCCGTCTCGCAACATGTAGTGGAAGGCAGGACCGGTGTCGTCGTTGTATGCCGTCTGGTAGATTTCGCACATGGCGGTCTGGTAGATGAGGGTATCGATAGAGTCGAGTTCCTCGTCCTGAAACCATTCGCGGTCCATCTTTGCCCGGTCAGCGAGAGCCTCGTGGTAGATCAGATGTAGGGTGACTTCGGATCGCGTAGCGTGGGGCCAGACGAGTTCGACCGCCACCTCATACATGCGTTCCAACCATCGCTTGTCCGGCATCCCAGTGGCGACCCCAAGAGCATCGCTGTCAATGCGATAACCCCGATGGCGTATACTGGAGTCCCCGTCGTTCTCAACGACAGCGAGGACACCAAGATCAATCATACGCTTGATCAGGCCCTTGATTTGTCCGGGGGTCGAGTATTTGGCCAAATCCTGCTGGATCATCTTCTGCGGCAGTTCGCCGACGAGTTCGCCGGTCATGTCGCTATACATCGCGTTGTTGGCGATGACGTAGAGGATCATCCACGGGAGTTCACGGTCCCAGTTCATACGGGCCGTGGGCTTGCGGGGCTTCTTAGGGGTTGCTGCGTTTTCCATGAGATCGCTGATACCGCCGCGATCCGGACCCGTCAAGCACTATTTTAGCGAAACCCCAAATTAATTCAGAAACCGAAGCGGGGAAGGCCCGGAGGACCGGGCATCTGGGGAGGACCGGGGACACCGGGGACGCCCGGTGGGCCGGGAAGGCGTGAATGGAATGCCTGCATGGCTGCTTCCTTGCGACGCTTCTCCTCTTCCGCGTCGCGAGCCGCCTGAATGTTGGGATCAACGGCGTTCTGGGCCGCTTGCGATCCCGGTGCAGGCTCTGCTTGAGCATATTGCTCTTTTGGCCCAACGGCTTTAGAGAGGGCGTTGGCCAGCGAGATTAAGGCGAAAAAGGACATATGGTATTTACGCACAAGGGGTGGGGAGGGACCGAAGCCGCCTCCCCCGCGTCTGTGCCAACCACCGCACAATGCCATCCTCGACGCAGATGGTTGGCCGATATGACCCGTTGGATCGCGTCCGGCTGTCAAGAGAGGGCCGAGGACGTAATATTTAGGAGTTTGTATGGCGAGACGATTTGACTGGGAGAATAAGCCGGGCAACAAGATCATCCGGCAGGGTGTCACTCGTTATGAGCGGATAACATTTCAGCGTGAGGCCAAACAACTCGCCCGCAGGCTCAAAAATGGCACCCAGACCAAGGGGCTGCCGGTCCGGGTGTACACTGCCGAGGAGAGAGCCGAGTGGGCACGCCTTAACGGTTATGCCACCGGATCAACTCCGGATGATCCCTCAGAGGCGGGGGAGGATTGAAGCCCCCGGTGCCCTCCCAATACAGTGCACGCTTGTGCATCAGTTTGTTGCTCAGAGGGGGCATCCAGAGGCCTGACAGCTTGTTGGCTTGGATCATACCCAAGACTTCGACTTCGCCCCCCACGCCCTCTGGCTGGCGGAATACGCAGAACACGACAAGGTCATCCTCGCGGGGTTTGAATACAATATTGTCCGTGTTGGGGTCTGCGATCCAGCTATTCTCCGGCCAGATGGCCGTCTTGACGTGGACCCTGCATCCATCGAGCATCAGGTCTGCTGGGGGCATCGCGGCCCCACGAGGATAGATGGTATAGTCTGGTGGGGTCGTCCCAAACATCTGGTGGACGGCTTCCTCACCGAGTTTACCGATGACCTTCTGGGCCAGACGGCGGGTGGGATCGCTGGCATCGCGGAACCGCTCGCTATTGGCACGGCCTTTGACTTCCCAATACTCGACGGCGAAATCACCGATTGCTTCCATCACGGCTTCATCGAAGTGGTATACGTTTTTCATTCCAATCTCCTGTTATTGCTTGATCAACGCCGGTTCCAATTTCCGGCACACATTTTCTTCAAATCACGACATCTGCCTTGCACGAGCGAAGCGACCAGATGTCGTTTCAATCACGGCGAATGCCGGGTATTACTTGAGGGATACGAGCACTTTAGTGCGAAGTGTCCTCTCTATTGAGAAGACAAAGTAAACCTCTGATTTCATTGCATTATTTGGTCTTATACGAGAGGTGTCCTCTCTATTAATACCTTTCTTTAAATCTATACTGGTAATAGAGAGGACACTTGCCCTCATTCGACCGAAGACGTGATCCAGCCGTGGAATTGCGACTTGGTCGAGGTCCGTGACTGCAAGATGGCCTTGCCGATCAGCTTCTTGCCATCGGGTGACTTCGTGACAAAAGCAGCGATCTGGCGGAGTTCCCCGGTCGTGAACAACCAGCCACCTGATAGGGCAAATGGCTTCTCGCTCGTTTGCTCGAAGACCAGCACGTGGCCATCCATGTAGCGAGTGCCGCTCCCGAAGGTCTTGTCCTTGAGGAGACAGAACAAGTGGCCTTTGAACTGATCCGCGTCCACGACGCGTATGATCTCCTTGTGAAACTCCTTGGTGATGGGATTGGCGACTGCCTTGCGTCCCTCCGTCCGCACAAGATGATCTGCCGAGGCCCGCAATTGATCCGCCGTCATGAGATCACCGACGAGATGATTGACGCAGTTCCGTGTGGCAAAATCAACAGGCGTCCCCGAAACCCAACTATTGAGTTCGATGCCATAACGGCAGATTGGCGACCCCGGCTTGGCCGGACGTGTGTTCTTACCCCAATTATCGAACACTGCGATCTGGATGCACTCTGTCATCTCAACAGAGGGGACAGGCGGCTGTGGGGTCTTTTTTCGGACGGTAAGGAGGAAGTCCTTCATCTGCTGAACCAGCACCGGGTTCTCGTCGCGGAAAGCCAAGGCGGCACCACCGTGCTGATCCATTGCGATCCGGTCAAGGCAAGCCGAAAACTGCTGGAGGAAGTCTTGCGTTGCAACTGGCGGCGTGGCGACATCTGCTTCGCGGCGAAGGTTAATAGTCTTGCCCGCCGAGAACCTTTCGAGTTCTGCTCTGCGGACTTCTTCTGGGTCGTAGAACATGTGGTAATTCTCCTGATGATGGGGAGTCTTAACACATTCTCCCCAACACGTATATTTAAAACTACAATTAATTTGAAAACACCGCAGATAACTGGTAGACGGGTGGCTCACTACCACAAGGACCACCAATGTCTAATATCCTTTATACCGCCTTCTTCCTCATCGGGGCTGCTATCCAGCTATACTTCATCATCAACTCCTACCGGCTGCGTAAAGGCGGCACGCCTCTCCGTCACGAGAGTTTCTGCATCGTGTTGTTTTCGGCGTTCATGGTGATGAACATCTTCTTCGCCGTGCAGGTCTGGTTGTGATGCGGACTTTCCTGTTCAAGCGGCTGGGTTTCGACTGGCTCGTCTACCGGAACATTCTTGCTGACAGGGGTTTCCAAAGCTGGGACGCCATTGTTGAGGAGACGACGCAGGATGGAGAGGAAGTAATACCGAACCCCGACTGGCTGTTTAGCCAGCATCGCGGGCCGAACTTCTGGGTCCAGATATACAAAATATACACGCTCGGTGATTACCCGCAGCCCATGTGTGTATTGGAAGAAGAGAACGCCGTCGAGTTCAAGATGATCTTCAACGAATATCTGGAGCCGGAACCGTTCGAGGAAGCGTTCTACTCCTGACAAAAAGAAGGGGCGAGTCCTACCACGAGACTCGCCCCTAAGCAATCAGGAGATACCAGTCCGAAGGACCGATGTATTAGTTATCTCACACCCTCCTATTTGTGTCAATAACGATATTCGTCAGGTAAATACGAGTATCATGCGATCCCGCTCCTGCATTCTCTGCTTCCAGCCTCTCGTGCTCGATGTCAACTGGCGTGAATACCGCCGGGCGAATTGCAACTATCTGTGCGATCCGTGCTATAACCGCAGCCACGCCCGCTACACGGAGGCCTACCGCATCAAGCACCGCGAAGAAGCCCGCGAAGCAACCCGGCTGTGGCGGCTGAATAATCCGGCCAAGTATCAGGCCCAGCTTGAACGAGCAAAAAAGAAGAGGACCACGTAATGAATTGGACATGCCCCCACTCCTACATCTTCAATCTCAGTGATGGGAGCTTCGCTGTCGTCGAGGCACCTTGGGGTGGCTTTCATCTGGCCTATGAGGCCCTGAAGGATCACATGGCCGGGACCAACGATGCCCGCACCGTGACGGAGAGCCATAGCTGGCAGCCCGACGAGGCTGGCTGGAACATCCTGCACAGCAACGGCGAGATGACCATCAAGCTCGTTATCGTGGCAGACGATCCGGAATGAAGCCGCACCTCCACCTGATCGTTAAGGCCGATATCAGCAAGCCCCCAGTCGAGGAGGATTGCAAGATCATGGAGCGTTGGATGTCAGGGCTGATCTCTGACATCAGGATGAAGGAGTTGGCACCCCCGCGTGCCCGCTACTGTCCCGTGATCGGCAACCGGGGCATGACCGTGGACGCCATTATCGAGACGTCCCACACCGTGATCCACACGTGGGACGAGGGTCAACCAACCCTGCAACTGGACGTGTACACATGCTCCAATATCCATCCGGAGGAAATCTTCCCTCATCTGATCATGTTCGAGCCAACCCGGATCGAATACATGTTCATCGACAGGACGACTGGGTTGAAACTGGTTGATCAATCCGAATACAACAAGACGATGCTCGCTAAGGCGATGAACATGTTTCAAGGCATCGCGACTTTCTGGAGGCGTTAATGTCTGACCCCCGTCGCCGTCATGCTTTCGATGACGTATGCAATACTGCCCATCGCATGGGCTATCCTTACGTGATCAACCCGATGGAGCATTACCGCGACTTCGAGGAGGGCAAGGAGTATGTCCGCATCGTGGCGAGCAATGACTTCATCGCCTATACTCCGGGGGAGCACGACGTGTTCCTCACCCCGCGATCCCACTCCAGCATGGCGTTCAGTGAAGAACTCGTCGCCCTGATGATGGCGGGTGCCCCGCTCTGCTCGGTCGGTCGCAGCGACGCCTTCATGTTCATCCCAATCGCGTATGCGATCCGGTTCAGCAATAGTGCGGAGATGATGGACTTCCTGCTAATGTTCGATGATCACGATGATTACGAAGTATCCGCAGCCAAATGATCCAACTCTATAACGACGACTGTTTCAACGTCCTGAAGACTATCCCCGATCACTCGGTGCAACTCGCTATCTGCGATCTCCCCTATGCGGTCACGTATTGCAAGTGGGATCGCAAGATCGACCTCGAACCCTTCTGGACAGAGATGCGACGGATCATGATCCCTGACCGCAGCGTGGTGCTGATGTTCGGGACGCAGCCGTTCACGTCGGAACTCGTCATGAGCAATCGGGACTGGTTCAAGTATAGCCTCATCTGGCATAAGAACAGGCCGACCGGCTTCCAGCACTGTGGTCAGAAAATCTTGTCGGAGCACGAGGACATCTCGGTCTTCTCGTCCGGTGTAGTGGTCAGCCCGCAACGCTCAACGCGTCAGATGACCTATAATCCCCAAGGGCTGACTGATCTTGCCAAACCTCGCGTTAGGCCGTCAGTGGACCGGAAAAAGGGCTTCATGGGCAAGAACATCTTGTATTCCACCGGGGCCATCCAGACCAAGACCAACTACCCTCGGTCTATCCTCAAGTTCGACAGTGTTCCTCGGCCCGTGCACACCACACAGAAGCCAGTAGACTTGCTGGAATACTTGATCAGGACGTTCAGCAACGAAGGCGACATTGTCATTGATCCCACGTGCGGATCGGGAAGCACCGGGGTAGCAGCGGTGCAGACCAAGCGGGGCTTCATCGGCATTGAACGCGACCCCGAATACTATGAGATCACGTCTCAGAGGGTTTCTTCCGCAACGCCCGCTGCTTAGTATCCTTGGACCCAGCCGGGCGACCGGCCTTGGGGACAACGTATTCGTCCTTCTCACCCAGTGATCGACGGATATCGACTTCCTGCCATGAGACTTTGTCTACGATCCCAGAAGACCGCTTGACTTCCTCATGCACCCGGACTTGCAGTTTCTCCGCCGCCAGCGTCCGAAGGAATGAGTTACTGACACATGTGGTCAAATAAGCAAAGGGATTAGAGGATGCGGCCTCATTGAACATCAGGCCAAAGCGACAAAGATGAGCAACAGCATCAAGTCGCATCTCGTCAATGTAGGAATACCCAGCCCAGTTGCCCTTACGGCTGTATTCCAGACACAATGTCCAGATCATCTTGCCCATCTCTTCAGTCAAACGACCGTGGTCAATGCTGAACTCCCCATCTGACCAGTGCGAGCGAGCCACCTCAACGGGGCCGTTGTCCCAGATGTAATGCTTGAAGGGTGGGAAGTTGGTCTTCGCCTTCCCGGCCTGTCCCTTGGCCCGCGATGCATTCTTCACCGCCTCGGGAACATGCTCGTGGGTCATGACGCGGATCACGACATCTGACACCAAGCCATCCCCAGCCAGTTCCTCGACCTTCTCGGCAGTGATCTCCGAGTAGGGCAGGATAGCTGTATAGTCGGAGTATTTCATGTCATCATAGTAGCAGAATGTCTTCTTGCTCTGATGGATTTGCACCAGCAAATCAGCGTTGTTGAGGTATTTCTTCTTACGTGGTCGAGGAGTTCTTGCCATACTGTGATTTATACCAGATCGCACTATTCAACGAAATAAATACGAGCATGATCAAGAAACTATGGAACTATATTCGAGCCGTATGGCGTTGGTTTACACGAGTAATGGCGTGGTTGGGGTGCTTCCTGAACTTGTTGGAGCCTGAGGTGGACTTCCCCGTGTTGAGCATCAGCAAGATCAGCATGTGGGCCACCCTGATCTGCACGTGTTGGATTGCCGTGCACAACCCCACCGGGTCGGAGATTGCCACAGCACTGGGTGCACAGCTTGCCGCCACCGGGAATTACATTTTCCGCAGAAAGCTACAAGCGGATAACAAACTCGCCGGATATAAAGAAGCCACCAAGGAGGAAGATGCATGACATACGCACTCGGAACGAAGTCTAAGAGCCGCCTGAAGGGCGTTCATCCCGATATGGTCAAGGTGGTCGAGCGTGCGATCCAGATCACGACACAGGACTTCACCGTCCAAGAAGGACTACGCACACTGGCGACCCAGCAGGAATACCTCAAGCGAGGCGTGACCAAGACCCTCAAGAGCAAACATCTCAAGCAACCCGATGGCTATAGCCACGCGGTGGACTTGGTACCAATGATCGCGGGACAACCCCGCTGGGAAGTCCCCGCCTGCTACCCCATCGCAGAGGCAATGCGACAAGCCGCGAAGGAACTGGGCGTCAAGATTGTCTTCGGTGCCCTGTGGGACCGCGATCTCGCAAACACAACCCACCCGATGAAGAAGGAAGTCGCGGATTATTGCACCCGCCATCCCGGCCCAGATTTCGTTGACGCGGTCCACTACCAGCTTGGATAATTAACATATTGTTTTATGATAACGCTGGTGTTATAAGTATGTCTATGAGTGAAAACCAATACACGATTGACGGTGTGACAAAAACGTCAAGTGAATGGTGTCAGCACTTCGGTGTTAACATCGGGGCGGTTCGAGCAAGACTTCACTTGGGGTGGGACGTGGAAAAGGCGTTCTCGACCCCGGTGAGGTTTCGCTACCGGACTTTTACTATTGATGGGGTGACGAAAACTCTGGGTGATTGGTGCAAGACTACAGGGATTGACTTTAAACTGGCGAACAACCGCCTGAAGCAAGGTCGCTCTATAGAAGAGGCCATCCTCAATGTCCATTATCCCAGAGGACCAAAGGCCACCGCCAAGCCAAAGCGTGAAAAGCTCGACAAACAAACCCGACTACGAGGACAATACGGGATAGAGATGGATGGGCAGACCAAGACCATCAGGGAATGGTGCGAGGAATACAACATCGACTATGTCGTAGTAAAGCAACGCTACTATCTCGGCTGGGAATTGCGAGACGCCCTCACCCGCCCGGTTCGAACATACAACAAGTAACAGGAGATACCCCGTGAAGACTACCACTGAAGTTATCGTCGAAGAAATCATGTTCAAGACCAAGCTGATCGAGATGACGACCAGCGAAATTGCTGACTTGCGTGCCGAGTTGGCAGAGATCACCCGCCCGAGCAAAGATGTCCCCGTATACCGCGTGATCGATCAAGAACCCGACCCGGAACCCGAACCAGCCCCAATACGCGGCCTTGAACCCCTCCCGGCCCCAGAGCGGATCAACATCGACCCCAAGGTGCGAGACACCCTCCACCTCAACTTCATGACGCCGCAAGCCTCGGAGACACCGGAACCAGACGAGGTGTTCCGCCCCATCCCCGGTGCCAGTGACTATGACATCTCCAACTTGGCCCGCGTGCGATCCCGCCGCAGCTTCCGCCACAAGATCATGCTCGGTAACGGTAATCGCCACTATCGCACCACACAGGTCACCATCGTGATGGATGACGGGACGAGCAAGTGTTTCAGCCTAAAGCGGCTGATGCGTGAAGTATGGCCGGATATCGTGGTTTGATCATGAAAGGTATCCTCCTACTCATCATCATCCTGCTGCTGGTCATCTGGGAAGGTTTCCGTCGCACATGGGTCTACGCCTTCATGGCCGGGATCGCAGCAGTGACGGCAACGCCTGAACTGATCATGTTCACGACCGCCATCTGGCTGGGTGCACAGATGCACGCCATGTCGCAAATCATTCAGGGTAAGTAATTTGTCCGAGTATACCAACATCTACTCGAAAGATATCAACGCCCTCACCCATAAGATGATGAGAGAGGCTGGGATAGACTATCGCAACATTGGCCCCCACGCGGTAAGTGAACCAAATATGCACACTTCGGCTCTCATTCATCTGTCAGGGTGTTCGTTCATTCACCGCACGGTGTCAAGGCCATATGCTGTGAACTGTTACGCACTGGTCTTCGATGACAACGCAAAGGCAATGGCGTTCTATATCAAGTGGTCAGACGATCTCATGACCCACTCTGACCTCCTCGCCGAGGAACGCAAGCTTCACAGTTGGTGAATATCCGCTCCCCATCGTCCTTGTGGCATCGCTGAAATGTCAACACAAGAATGAGATGATGGGACCAGAGCAGCAAGATGGGACAGCATAAGCGATGGTCCCATACCATTATCCGTAAATACGTCCATCTACTGAAAACAGGAAACGAATGGCTGGCAAACCAAAAATCCCCGGAATAACGACTAATGGCGGTGCAAGACCGGGTGCCGGGCGTCCTCGTGTTATCAATCGACTTGACGTAGTCGAACGGCTTGGCTCGTTGAAATACGATCCCATCACAGAGTTGATCAAGATTGCTCGCGATCCATCCTCCGATGCCAAGCTGCGTAAAGACATTGCGGTAGAACTGCTCGGATACTGTGCTCCCAAGCTGAAGCAAATTGAGCAGAAGGTCAGCACCGATGAGGGGGCACTGGCCGATATCCTCAAGTATGTTGCGGAACAGGGTCGGCCCAAGGCGTGAACTGCGTGAACTATAAGCACAACTCTGGTATTGCAAGGCGTGCCGGGGCGTTGCGTGCAGTGGCCCTAAACCTTGAGACACGGTATTACCCAGACCGCCGCGAAGCTGAGCCTGCTATCCTCCATCAGTCTCGTAAGAAAGCCAGTGTGGCGGAACAGGTCTATCGTATGCAGCATCCAGACTTCGTCAACCCAACAGATGGCAACACCATCAAGGCCATTGCGATCCCGCACGACTATCGACCAGAGATAGATCGCACGTTCCTCGACTGGTGTGATGAGGCCGGGATCGAGACGGTCTTCACAGGCTTGCCCGCATTTCACTTAGACGATCCGTGGCCGACATGGACCAACCAATACACAAAACATCATTCAATCTGGTTGATCAACGCTCCTGACAGCGGTCATGTGGCCGTTAAGTTACGGTGGAGTGAAGAAATGCTTGAGCCGGGTTGGACGGTGACGAATATTAACAAGACGGTGGCTGAGATGTTACAATGGCCAATAGGAGATCAGATATGATTGCATGGCTAAAGCGTTTGTGGAACCGTCTATTCGGCAAGAAGCCAACGGTTGTACCACCGTCCGATGACGGTCAGATCACCGTGTTCCGTGCTGGTGGGATGATGTGACCCCACGCCTCTATCTCTATCTTGGGATCGCAGTAGGGGTCGCGATGCTCCTGTTCATCACCTATTCAAAGGGTGTTGAGCACGGTCGTCTGTCAGAGGCAGCAAAGATCAATGCAAGTATTCGCAAAGAGGATGCAAGTAATCGTGTGCTCGAACAAAGTATTCAGAACACTTTGAACGACTGGGGTAAGAAGTTTCAAATCACGCGTGAACAACAGAGCGTCCGAGAGAACGTTGTGAGAGAACGTATCATCCACGCTCTCCCCACGCTGCCCGACTGTCGCATCCCCGACACGATGCTTGAGGATCGCAACCAAATCCGCAACGACACGGCACTGCCGGAATGATATACCAGATGTGGGGCATTATGCGTAAGACGAATAAGCGGTCAGGTGTCTCCGGAATGGAGAAGAACACCGTTTACTCCATGATTGCATGGGATAATGCGAGCTTGTTTGAACTGATGGAGTGGTTTGAAGATGTTCGACTGGACCGTGAGTTCGACGATGACCGCTATCACAGTTACTTGGAAGTAAAAATCTGCGAGGACTACAGCATCGTAAACATCTACTTCGGCAACAACACTGCTCGTGAAGTAGAGTTCAAGTTGAAGTATGGGGATGAGCTTGGGTAAGGTCGAGAACTGCAAGGTCTGTAAACGCTTCCTCGACAATACGGCTGACCGTTATAGCAAGGGCTGGAGAGGCACATGCAAGGGGTGCCGATGGGTAGTAAGCGATCCCAAAATCTTCTGCCACGTTTACTGTGAGTATTGCCGTGAAGTATGTGTGCTCGGCAGGGGCTTCGTGATCCGGTCAGTCCTGTTTGGTCAGGTCCCCGGCAAGTGTGTCGAGCATACCGACTGGTGGGCAGACGGCCTCAAGTCAAAGTATCCCAAAGAGTATCAAGCGGCGTTGATCCGTGAAAAGTATGGCCAGCCTGATGAAGAGGATATGACCAAAGAACAACTGCGACGCATTGCGATCAATTCAAAGCGGGCAGAGAGGTGGTTGGACAAGTATATGGCAACGTGGGACGAGCGATGGAACAATCGTCCCAAAGAAGCACCATATCACAATCATTGGAAGAAGGAGTTTGCATGGAAGCGTTCAAAGTAATCGTCCTCTGCATCCTCCTCGCAGGCTGCACGACAACCACCGGATTGGCCAAGCCAGCAGAGATGCCCGCCCTGCCCGTCAGCCTCGCCCAGAAGGCCCGTAGGCTCCCGCCGGTCACCGACCCTACCCTGACGGGACAAACCCTCTCAGCGGTCGATACAGACCGTCTATATAACGGTGTGGCCGAGCGTTACAACATTTTGATCGATGCTTGGGAATGCGTTCGACTGGCCCTTAGAGACAAACAGGAGATGACAACATGTCTAACACCATCCAAGTAAACGGCGAAACCAGCCTCGGTCGAGAACTGTGGGCACGATTGGTCTGGGACGAGGCAGTCGATGACTTCCAACCCGCTTTCACCAGTGCGTCCATCATTCGTGTCGGACCGGATATCCCATTTGATCTCGATCCGGGTGAGCTTGAGGGCGATGACGACGAGGACGAAGTCACCACTGGCTATCTCAACACCATGTCGCAGTTCGCCTGCGTGATGATGGAGAGCCGTCAAGATGTCATCCTGACGTTTGCCACGGATGAGCACGCTGTAGAGTTTGCCCTGAAGTATCTCTAATGACCCCACAAGAATTAGCCGTCAATTTGTCTGACCAATCGTGGCGGATGAACAATCTCTACAATATCATCGACAAGGATGGTAATCGCCAGCCCTTTCGTTGGAATTGGGCACAGCGTGAGATGCACGAGAACATCCACTATCTGAATATCATCCTCAAGGCACGCCAGTTGGGCATGTCTACGGACATTCAGATATACTTGCTCGACGTTGCCCTGTTCTATCCCGACACCAGTTGTGGTGTTATTGCTCAGACATTAGACGACGCGACCGGACTATTCAGCAGCAAGATCATGTTTGCTTACAACAACTTGCCAGAAGCTGTTAAGAAGTTGGTCTACCCTGTGAAACAGAATACAACCGAACTCTACTTGAGTAACGGTTCAAGTATTCGCGTCGGCACGTCACTCCGTGGTGGCACCTATCAGTTCCTCCATATCAGTGAGTTCGGGAAGATCAGTGCAAGGTTTCCGGATCGTGCACGAGAGATTGTCACGGGTGCTCTGAACACGCTGGCCCCCGGATCGTTTGCCTTCATCGAGAGCACCGCAGAGGGGCAGGACGGTCGGTTCTACGATATGGTCCAGCGTAGTCGCAGCATGGCCGATCAGGGCAAGCGTTTGACAGAGATGGATTGGAAGTTTCACTTCTTCCCGTGGTTTAAGGAACCCAAGTATTCGATTGACCCCGAAGAGGTCATCATCTCGCCCATCTTGAGTAAATACTTCGACCTACTGGAGTTAGAGCACGACATCAAGCTGACCGATGGACAGCGTGCATGGTACGCAAAGAAGCATGAGGATCAGCAAGACGACATGATGCGAGAGTTTCCCAGCACCCCCGACGAAGCGTTTGCGGCAGCCATCGAGGGTGCTTACTATGGTGAGATCATCACCCGCATCGAGAAGAATGGTCAGATCACTCGTGTCCCATATGATGAGATGCTTGGGGTAGAGACTGCATGGGACCTTGGATATAAGGATAGCACCTCGATTTGGTTCTATCAGCGTGAACGAGGCGGGGCCATTCGTCTTATCGATTACTATGAGAACTCGGGCGAAGGTCTTGCCCATTACTGTAAAGTTCTTCGCAACAAGCCCTACCGTTATGTCCAACACTGTCTTCCCCATGACGTGAGGGTGACGGAGATTGGTTCGGGCAAGACGCGGAAAGAACAACTTGAACAACTGGGTCTGACCAACCTCGTCATCGCACCCGATCTGAGTGTGATGGATGGTATTGAAGCGGTTCGTAACACGCTGCCGAAATGCTACTTTGACGAAGTCAAGTGTGCAGATGGGGTGAAGGCACTGCGGAACTATCGCAAGGACTGGAATGACAAGCTCGGAACATGGGCCAACAAGCCCCTCCATGATTGGTCAAGCCATTGCAGCGATGCTTTTCGCTACCTTGCTATTGCCCCGGAGCACAGCGGTGCCAATGGGTTCGATACCCCGACCCACAAACTTAATCTGCCACGGTTTGGCAACGCGTAAAGGATAGACATGGCAGGTTTCCAGAACGACACTAACAAGCAGAGCATCGGCGGGGGTTTCATCAACTCTTCGACGGCTCTGGAAGTAACGTCAAGCAATCTTCCCGTCCCGGTTGAACTCATCAGTTCATTCCCCGCCGGGGGCAACTTCGTCGGATACTTCGGCTTGCAATCTGCGATCCCTGCTGGTGGCAACAACATCGGCTCGGTCAACGTTGCGTCGCTCCCCGCCCTGTCACTGGCCACTGGTCAGACTATCTCGATCACCGGCTCACTCCCGGCAGGCACGGCACGCCTCGGCACGGTGGGTCTGGACGCCGGAACGACTGTCAGCCTCTCCAGTGGCACCAGCGTCTCCATTACCGGCGGTGTGGGCGTTACAGGCAGCGTGGGGATCACGTCTCTCCCCAGTGTCGCGATCAACTCTCTGCCCAACATCAATCTGGCGACTGGTCAGACTATTGGGGTCACGGGTAGTGTCGGGATCACCGGCACCCCGACTGTTGCGGTCACGTCAATGCCGCAAGTCACGCTCGTCCCCGGCCAGACCATCAACGCCAACGTCACGATCTCGAACGTCACACTCCTTGCGGGTGCGGCCAAGATTGGTTCGGTCGATATTGCGTCCGCGATCCCGGCTGGTAACAACAAGATTGGCTCGGTTGATATCGCGTCGTCACTCCCGACCGGCACCAACACCATTGGTCGCGTCACTGTCGCCGATGGTGCAAAGACGGAGCAGCAGGGTCGTGACCAGACTGGTGCCCTGAAGACGATTGCAACGGATGGGCAAGGTGCAGTGATGCCCCCGGTCGTGACCGTTAACGAGACAATTGTCACACTATTGGCCAACCAGAGCACGACCATCCTTGTCGCCAACCCTGCTCGTATCATGTATAAAATCCAGATGGTCAACCTCGACAACGTCGTCATCAGTGAAAGTGGTTCGACGCTGACTTCGCTCGATAGTCCCGGCACGCTGATCCTGTCTGGTGGTATTGCTGGTGCCCAGTATGCCCCAGTATTCGTCTCGACGTTGAAGATCACGGCCTTGTGCCTGAACACCACGACTGTGCGTGTCACTGAGTATGTTAAGGTCTGATGTTCGGCAAGCCGGGTAATCGCGGATATCTCAACAACCCGCTCGTCCAACGTCCAGCAAGTGTGCTTTGGACGCCTGCGGTGCTGGGTAACGATCTCGTGGCATGGTGGGATATCATGGATGCGAAGTCGGTGACCCGACAGGCTAACGGGATCGCTAAGATCGAGGATAAGACCACTTACGACAACGATCTCAGCCAGCCTATTGCTGACCGTCAGCCAACATGGACCGAGCACGTCATCGCAGATAGCTTTGAAGCTGCTTACTATGATGGGGACAATGATGCGATGGTGTCCAACTTTGGCCTGTCACAGCCCTTTACTGTGGTGCAGATGATCCGAACCGGGGATAGTCTTCCCAGCAACGCAAGCTCGTTTCAGGGTGCCCCAGATGATGCCCTGATCTACTTGCGTAACGGGGATATCGGGAATGAGTTCAGTCTCGGTGCTGGTAACCAGATCGTCGGGACCGGGAAGGTGTTGGAGTATAACACCAATTATATTGTCGTGGCTTGCTTCAATGGGGCAAACTCTCGTGCAAATCTGAATGGGGAAGTGTTCGCCGCGAGTGGTATCGGGCCGAACGGGATAACCAGCGGCCCACGGGTCTAATACTGTAAATACCACATTCGCAAACGCTTCATCTCCTAATCGAAAGAGGAACACATGGCTTATATCAATCTCTCCAACGGCTCCAAGGCAAACCGTGCATCGAGCCTCAACACCGACGTTGGCATCAACGCTATCGTCCGTATCTACACCGGCACGGCCCCGGCTGATCCCGGCCAGACCGCAACTGGCACGCTGCTCGTCAGCCTGACTTGCTCGGCTTCGGCTTTTGGCGTCGTCACTGGTGCTGGCGTTCTGACCGCGAATGCTATCGCCACGGCTAACGCTGTCGCTACCGGCACGGCGGGTTGGGCACGTATCGTGACATCTGGCGGAACGGGCGTCATCGACCTCGACGTTGGTACCACGGGCACCTCGGTCATCATGAACACCACGTCCATCGTCAGCGGTGGCCCGGTCCAGATCACGTCGGCGGTTATCACCGAAGCCTAAGCTTTCGTCTTGCCATCAATATTAGAAACAAACGAGGCAATACATGGCTTATCTTGATCGCGTCTACGTCAATACTGCAACTACTGGCACCGGAACTCTAACACTGGGTTCCGCTGTCAGCGGTTATCAGACCTTTGCTGCGGCGGGTGCCGTGGATGCCACGACTTATCCGTATACGATTGAGGATGGGTCTGCTTGGGAGATTGGTGTCGGGACCTACGGGGCCTCTGGCACCACCCTTGCACGCAGCCTGACTTCATCTTCGACTGGATCGTTGCTGGCCCTTTCCGGCTCGGCTAAGCTGTTCGTCACCCCGCGATCCGCTGATCTCGGTGGTGGTGGCTCGGCTATCGCCAGCTATTCGGCTCTCCTGTCCGGCACGGTTAACCTGACCACGCCCAACCAGTGGTATCAGGGTCCCACTATTGCCCTCCCAGCGGGAACGTATGCTGTGCATGCACAGACGCTGATCCAAGACGCCAATAGCACGACGCCGATCCACTGTTCTCGCATCAACGTGCTGACAACTGGTCTTTACCCTACTGGCACACAGATGACGGCGACCCGCGATGGTGGTAACTTCATCTTGTCGTCAATGCATATCTCGGCAATTGTCACGCTTGGATCGCCATATACGATCGCTCTTGAGGCAATGGTGACCTCGTCTGCTGCCCCGGCCACGCTGGTTCGAAACAACAGCAGTTCGATTGGTCTTGGTGGAACACAGATCACGGCTTACAAACTCGCATAAGGAGCAATAAATGCTCGGCTTCGGCCCTATTGCTTCTTCCGCTATTGGTGCAATTGTCAAGCGTAGCCCAGCCGCTCAGGTGGTTGCTACGATTGGTCGCCCCAATGCTTCGGTAAACACGCTCACGATTAAGGTCACCGCAGCCGGGGGAGGCAATCCCTTCCTCGGTTTCGGACCTATCGCTGCTGGTCCCATCGGTGCTTCTCCCCAGAAGATCGCAGGGGCAGCAGGGTTCAGCTATGCCGTCGTCAAACGCCCCAATGCTGCCGTTCAGGGCCAGCAGGGTGCTATCGGACCTGTCACCACCACGATCTCTGCTTCCCCGGCCCGTCCCAACACGGTTGCCCGGATGTATCTGGTTGTGCGTGGAACGGCAACCGCATCGCGTGCTCGCCCGACCGCCATCGTGCAGGCTCGTCGTGGTGCTCGCGGCACCGTTACTGCTTCGCGTGCTCGTCCCAATGCTGTGGTGCAGGCTCGTTACTATGCTGGTGCCCAGATTACCGGGAGCAATTCTCGCCCAAATGTCGGAGTAATTGCCGCTGTTCGCCCGATTGGTGCGATCTCGCAGCCGAATGCTCGCCCGAAGGTTACGTCCTTCCTCAGTGCGGGCAGTGTCACGAAGATTGGTGAGAGCACTCCGACTTCCACCTATAACTCTGCTTCGGGAACGAACAACCGTAACCGCATCTTGGTCGGACGTTTCCGCACGCCGGTTGGTCAGCCTTCGAAGATCAGCGGGCTGGGTATCAGCGGTATCCCCAACGTCATTGGTAACTTTCGTGCGGTAATCTATCGTGCAAACGGTGCAGCCATTGGTTCTATTGCCAATGGTCCGGGCACACTGTTGCAGGCGTCCGGCGATGAAATGATCATGGGAAGTCTTGGTTTCGTCATCAGAACCAACTTTACTTTCCCGGTCAACACGATGCTTGATCCCAACACCGATTACTGGATTGGTGTTCACCTCGACTTCGCATACAACACGATGACGAACCAGAATGGCTGGAACCCCAGTCATACAAAGCCTTCGACGGCTCACAGCCCGGCGTTCTTCAGTGCTGCCTCAACGTTTGCGTCTGGTGCCCCTGCCAACTGGCCGGGATCGCCGATCACGGAAGTCGATATCGCCCCGAGCGGTGGCAACGAGAGCATCACGCTCAGCTTTGACGCGGTTCAAGCTGGCCCGCCGTTTGGCGTCATCATGGCGAACCCGGTCCGCCCGAATGCCGTCTCGACGGCTGTTCGCGGTGCCCGTGCAACGACGACTGCCAGCATGGCACGCCCCGGTGTATCCGCATCCTCGACATCTACGCCGTATCGTGGTTCGGCAACGGCCACAATGGCACGTCCCGTTGCGTTCGTCTACACCGATTACCGCCGCGTTGGTGCAGTATCGGCAACGACCGTTCGTCCCAATGCTGTGGTGCGATGCTATCGCCCCAATATGGGCACAGTTGATATCACAACGCCGCGTCCCAACCCGGCGATTGTTGCTGTTCGTCCCAATTCTGCGACCGCTGCTGCAAGTAATGTTCGTCCCAACGTCACGGCCTATGCTGGTCGTGGTGCTCGCGGATCGTTCACGCAGATCAATCTTCGCCCCAACCCGGTCATCACTGCTGCCCAGTCTGCTCGCAGGACTTCGTTCAGTGGTGGTATGGCAGAGACGATTGTTATCAAGCGTGCCCTGACCCAGTCCGAGACGGAGAAGATGGAGGGGTATCTGGCGTGGAAGTACCATCAGCAGGCTCGCCTCCATCCCAGCCATCCTTACAAGTATTCACCCCCGACGTTCTTTGAGCCGGTGCGGTCGCTCATCCTCGCTGTCACGCAGCGTAAGGCGACTGCTGCACTGGTCGGCAATCGTCGTCAGGCCATCACCACGCAGAACGCCCGTCCGTCCTTCACGGCGTCTGGTCGTCACGGGATCGCGGCATCGCTTGCGGCCCCACTGCTGCGTCCTGCCCCGATCATGCGGGCCAATGAGGGTGCCAGATCACGCATCGACGCCTTCCCGGCTGCCCCGACCATGTTGGTGAATGCAACCTATAACCGTGCTGGTATCTTGGCAGCAACGGTGGCGAAGCCTGTTGTCTCGATGGTGGCAGATACTCGCTACCGCACGCAAGTCGTCGCGACCAATATTCGTCCGGTGCCGACAATGGTTGGTCGTTACATTGATCCCCGCTATGCCACGACTTCGGCAACGATTGCTCGTCCGACGATGGCAGCCCAGACCAAGCACATCATCCCGCTCTATGCCACAGCAGGAGCGACGATTGGTTCGCCTACCGCTGCGGTCTATGTTGGTGATCGGTATTACAACCAGACTGAACTCTACTTGCGTAACCAGACGCAAGTCAATGGTTCGTATGCTCACGTCGATACCAGTAAGAACCCCAAAACGATCCCGGTCAATGCTGCCTCGTCTGCTGTCACCATCGTGCAGGGCACGCCTTACGGTGAGGCCGGTGGCCGTTCGTCACGCATCGGTGACAGTGTTGTTGGGCAGTTGCAGATCAACGGTGCCCCGGCTTTCAACGCGGGGACTGGTGACTTCGCAGTTGAGATGTGGCTAAGCCCGCTCGGCTCTGCTTACGCAACCCCTAAGAATGCTTCGGCCCTCTTCGACGGTGGTTTCCGCATCGGACTGTTGCAGTCTGGCAACATCTTCTGTTCGCTGATCAACGGGGGCAACGAGATCGCCAACTCCAAGGCGTGGAACATTGTCGCTGGTGTGCCGAAGTTCACGCACGTTGCGATCTGCCGTGCAAACGGGACTATCCGTGCATTCGTGAACGGCCAGATTGTTGCTACTCAGACTAATACCAACCCGGTTCACTTGACTGGGTCTGACGCTGGGGTCGCGTATCTCTATAACGCCCCCGGTGTTGCTGGGACGAACCTCCAGTATGCTTTGATCGATGACGTTCGTATCACGATGGCGGGACGTTATGTCTCACCGTTCAACCCCTTCACGGAGGCCCCGGTAGGCGACAACGCCCGCACTGGTCAGGTGGTCGCGATTGCTCCCAAGCAGACGGCTCTCATCACGGCAAACTACACGGCTGGGGTGACATCTGGTCAGATCATGGCGTCGATGGGTCGTCCGAATGCTGTTGCAAATGGGACACACTCTGCTGCAATTCGTTCGGGCACGATCTCAGCGTCGCAAACGCGTCCCAATGGTCTTGTGCAGGCTCGTCGTGGTGCTCGTGGCACTGTGACGGCGTCGCAGGCTCGCCCGAATGCTGTATTTGCTGGTTCCTACGCTTCGGCAACGCGTTCTGGCACGATCACAGCGTCTAACGTGCGTCCGAATGCCGTCTTCGCGGGTTCTTACTCGGCTGCGATCCGCTCCGGCACTGTAACGGCGTCGAATGTTCGCCCGATTGCTGCTCTTGCGGGCACCTATGCGGCTGCTGGTCGCAGCGGCTACATCGTGGCGTCTAACACGCGTCCGATGAACTCTGCGGCGGCTGCTCACGGCCCCGGTTCGAACACTGCTGCGACTATCCCGGCCCCGAAGCCTGTCATCTACGGCAATATCCCGACGACGGCAAGTCCTTGGTCCCCGACCAATCTCACCACGGCCCCGATTGGCTGGTGGGACGCACAAGACGCGGCCTCGATTTTTGTGACGGGAACTGCTGTTACTGCTTGGAACAATAAGGGTTCGGTTGGTGGCCAGATGGTGCAGGGCACTGCCGCTCGTCGTCCTACCTTGACCACCGGGCCTGATGGCCTTCCGGCGATCACTTGCACCTCGGCAACCCCCACGCGTCTTGAACAAGTCGCGTTTCCTGCACAGGCGGGTGCACTGTGTGCTTTCGTCATCTCAAAGGTTGCTACGATCACCGATGGTGTTGCTCACTCTGTATTCACGCAGGGCAGCGGCAACTCGCGTGTCAACTTCATGTGTTCCATCTCCGCGACCAACGCCCTACAGGTTGGACAGGTCACCACGGATACCACGTTTGGCCCTTATCCGGTCGAGCAACGTGCTCTCGCAAGCTGGTTCAAGGGTCCGCCGGGAACTCTTCAGCCGGTTGCTGGCGAGACGAATGCCAACATCAGCGGCATCAACCGTGTCCTAACTGGCTCGGTCGTCGCTGGTGCATATGTTGGTTTCCAAGCTCAGCGTCGCGGTATCAATGCCGATATCCACGAGATCGTATACTTGGACTATTGGCCGACCCCAGACGACAAGGATCGCATCGAGGGTTACTTGGCGTGGAAGTGGGGCATTCAGTCCAATCTTCCGATTGACCACGAATACTACAATGCTGCCCCGACGACTGCGGTCAACCCGCACCCGGTTGGCTATCGCACGGATGTCGCCAATGCTGGTAACCAAGTCGTCTGGACCGTTCCTGCGGTGCAGCTTGGTGCCGCCTCGCCCAATCGCAAGATCGTTATCCAGATCGCAGCACGGTCCTCCTCGACTTCGATCCAGAGCGTGACGCTTGGTGGTATTGCGATGACGAAGATCGATAACATCAGCAATATCGGACAGAGTTTGCTCACGCAGGCCGAGACTTACTATCTCAACTATCCCGATAACGTAGTGTCTGCTGATCTTGTGGTCACTGCTGGTGCGAGTGTGACGCGTATCGGAATGACGTGCTACAACGTGCAGGCGGATAATGTCGGGCCTTCGTCGGGTGGTATCAGCACGACTGGGACGACCACGACCAACATCTCGCTGGCCAAGGACTCGTTCGTCACCGCGATTGGTTACATCTCGCAGCCAGCCAGCTTTGCCACGCAGATGACGACCTCTGCTGGTGGTTTCTTCTATGCTGGCAACAGGTCCTTCAGCGTGGATATCACTTCTGCAACCACGACTGCTTGGACCGGCATCAACAAAGACTGGGATGTCCGGTCGGTTACTTCCGCGAGCGGCAACAACGTGGTTCTTGCGTGCTCCTTTAACAACAACTGATCGCCGTTCGCGTAAATAGGTGGAATTATGAGCAAACTCAACAAAGACAGCATTGTCGAAATCCTGCGTGCCGAAATGGCCAACTCCATCGGCTTCGACGGGGATGACTCCAGCAATGAGCTACAGACCAGCCGTGAAAACGCGTTGCTCTATTACAAGGGCGACATGTCACGTGACATGCCGGTTATCGAGGGCCGCTCGACTGCCGTCTCGACCGACGTTGCCGACAACATTGAAGCAGTGCTGCCACAACTTGTTGAAATCTTCCTCGAAGAGGACGTTTGCTCGTTCCAGCCCAATAGCGAGGAAGATATCGCTAAGGCACAGCAGGAAACTGACTACATCAATCATGTAGTTTACAAGCAAAATCAAGGCTTTAAGACCTTCAACACGGTGTTCAAGGACGCTCTCCAGATCGGCACTGGTGTGTTTTCATGGAGGTGGGAGGAGGCCCAGCAGGCCGACAATCAGACGCTTGAGGGCCTGTCATCTCTCGACTTGGACAACCTTCGCCAGTCGGTTGAACAGGATCGTATCGTCTCCGTGGAGGAGTATCAGGACCCGATGTCCCCGACCGGTGTCAGTTATAACGTGGCTGTGAAAGCCCCGTTCAAGGATGGCAAGGTCGTGATTGAGCCGTTCCCTGCTGACGATCTCAGTGTGTCCAAGGATACTGTGCGTCTTGGTGATGGCACTTACTGTGCCCTGCGGAGCCGTGTACGCCGTCAGCAGCTTATCGCCGATGGCTTCGACAAGGCCAAGGTCATGGATATCCCGTCCTACACGACGCAGAACGAGATGGTCAACGACGCTCGCGATCTCGCAGGCGAGAACGAGCACATGGACGACGGTAGCTCGATTGCCGGGATGGATACTGTGGAGATCATTCACAACTATCTCCGTGTCGTGGACCGCGATGGCTCCAAGATCATCTGTGTCGTCACGGCTGGCGATGACATGGAGCACGTCCTGTCGATGGAGGAAGTAACGCGGGTCCCGGCTTCCGCGATCTGCCCGTTCCCCCAGACGCACCGTTTCTATGGCCAGTCGATGGCTGACAAGCTGATCCAAGTGCAGAAGATCAACACGTCTCTGCTCCGCATGGGTTTGGACAGTGGTTCTTACTCAATGAACCAGCGTATGGAAGTTGTCGAGGGCGGTGCTGGTAAGCACACTCTGTCTGACCTTTTCCGCAATACCCCCGGTTCGCCGATCCGAGTGAAGCAGGCTGGGACGGTTGTCCCGGTGTCTGCTGGTGCTCTGAGCTTCCCTGTGCTTGAGATGATTGAGCACATGAAGGTTGTTGCCGAGACGCGTTCGGGTGTTATGCGGGCATCGCAGGGTCTTAGCCCCGATACTCTGCATGAGACAAAGGGCGGGATGCTCGCCTTGATGAACTCTTCTCAGACCCGTATCCGGTATATGGCTCGTAACTTTGCCGAGACGGGCGTGAAGGACATGTTCTTGGGCGTCCATGAAATGCTGCGTGAGCACGCAAGTGTTGAGCAGATGGTTCGACTTCGTGGCAAGTGGGTCCCGATTGATCCGACGACATGGGGTATCCGCGAGGACATGCAGGCCGAGATTGGCAATGCCGGTGGCCGTGAGTGGGATGTTCAGGCCCTGACGCAAATCCTTGACTTGCAGAAACAGGGCATGGAAGCACAGGGTGGTCCCGATGGTGCGTTCACGTCGCCCAAGTATATCCTCAACACTGCTCACAAGTTGGTCAGCCGTATGGGTATGCGTTCCCCGGAAGTGTTCTTCCCAGAGCCGGAAGCTTATCAGCCGCAGCCACAAGGCCAGCAGGGTCCTTCGCCGGAGGAGCAGCAGATGCAGATGGAAATGCAGATGAAGCAGGCGGAGTTCCAGCAGAAGATGCAGCTTGAGCAGCAGAAGATGCAGCTTGACATGCAGGCCCAGCAAGCGAAGCTTCAGTCCGAGCATTCGCTGAAGATGGAGCAGATGCAGGCCCAGATGAACCTTGAGCGTGAGATGGCCGAGCAGCGTATGCAGCTTGATCGTGAGAAGATGTCTGCGGAGATGGCCATGAAGCAGCAGCAGCTTGACGCTGAACTGCAACTCAACATGGCAGTCAAGCAGGCAGAGATCAACCAAGAGGAATACAAAATCCAGCAGGGTGAAGACAGCAACCTCCGTGACGGCCCAAGTGTTGGTGGTGACGCCACGGTCTAACAACAATATAAATACGTGATATGCATGACATTGACTTTGAAGCTGCCCGGATTGCAGTAGAGCGTGGCGAACAGGCCAAGAACGAATTGGCCCTCGTGACCGAAGCTTGCAGGGACCTCCGGGCAGCCGCCGTCGAGGCGATCATCAATACCCATCCGAATGAAGTTGCGATCCGAGAGCGTGCTATTGTCACGGCTCAGATCATTGACGAAGTCAAGAGCATCCTCATTCAGATCATTGACAAAGCTGATCGGACGATTGTCGAGAAGTCGATTGAACAACTATTCACGAGTGAGAGATAAACAATGTCAGATAATGCCAACACCCCGCTCTCGATTGATGACGCGGTAGAGCACCTTTTGGGTGCCGACGAGGTAAATAACGAAGATACTACTGATGAGGTAGTTAATTCTGAAGCCGATCCCGAGGAGCTTCAGATCGCCGACAACGACGCAGCCGATGATGAGCCAAGCGAAATTGACGACGAGGAAGTGGAAACGACCGAGGAAGATGGGGAGGATGAAGAGTCCCAGCCCGATCCAATCGACCCGCCCCATTTCTGGGATAACGAAGCCAAAGAGAAGTTCGCGAAGCTTCCCCGTGAAGCACAAGAACTGCTCGTTGCTCAGGACGCTAAGTCCCAGAGCCACTATGGTAAGTTGATCGAGACGACGACCACAGCGAAGAAGGCTGCTGAAACTAACGCCAAGACCTTGCAGGATAAGGCAACTGCACTGGAACAGCTTATCAGCAACGCGGAGCCGCTATTTGTCAATCGATATGCCAATGTAGATTGGCAACAGGCTTTTGCCGTAGACCCCGTCAATGCTCAGATCGCGAAAGCTGAGCACGATGCCGAAAAGAACTATCTGGATCAACTCGTTGCACAACGGGAAGAGACTGAAGCGGCAGCGTTGGTGGAGTTCCATCGTAGTGAAGCCGAAGCAATGACGAAGATGGCTGAAAGCGATCCCGTCGTGAAACGGTTCCTTCATCCGGAGACGGGTAAGGAGTTCAAGCAAGCTGTTGCACAGTATTTGGTCGATAATGGCGTGCCTGCCGATCGTCTCAAGTATGTTAGTGCAAGCGAGATCGCACTCGCGGCCAAGGCCAAGCTTTACGATGATCTTGTGGCAAAGCAGAAGGAGAAGAAGACGACTACTCCTCCGGCTAAGAAGTCTGTTCCTCAACAGAGTGGGAAGGTCCGTCCATCGGCAACTCCTGCACTGTCTCAAAGTCAACAGTCCGCGAGCAAGTTGAAAAACCGCCTGAGCCAGACCGGCTCCATTGATGATGCGGTGGCTTACTTGCTGGCAAAAGAAAACAACTCTAAGAAGTAAGGATTAAAGCAATGGCTGCTCCTACGAATACCTACTCGACCGCAGTTGCCAAGGGCAACCGTGAAGACCTCGAAGACACGATCTACCGCGTTGCGGTTGACGAAATCCCGTTCACCAAGGCTATCGGTTCGGTCGATGCCAAGGCAGTTCGCCACGATTGGCAGACTGAGACGCTGGCTGCCCCGAACGCCCTGAACGCTACGCTGGAAGGCGATGACGTTGGCACGTTCGAAGCTGGTAACAACACGGTTCGCGTGTCGAATACTTGCCAGATTTTCCGCAAGACTTACGTGATCTCGGGCACTCAGGAAGCCGTTACGGCTGCTGGCCGTAAGAGCGATCTGGCTCGCCAGAAGCTCCTGAAGGGCAAGGAAATCCTGACGGATATGGAAGCCCGTTTCCTCGGCAACTACGCTGAGAAGCTGGACGAAGCTGGTGCGACCCCCCGCACGATGTCTGGTGCACTGGCGTGGCTCACGAGCAACACGTCGCGTGGTACCGGCGGCGTTGACGGTGGTTTCTCTGGTGGTGTCACGACTGCCGCGACCAACGGTGCACAGCGTCCGTTCATTGAGTCGCTTCTGAAGGCAGTTCTCGCTAAGGCGGCTGACAATGGAGCGAAGGTCAACGGCATGAAGATGTTCGTTGGTTCGTTCAATAAGCAGGCTGCCTCGGCATTCACCGGCATCGCGGCTCAGCGTCACGAAGTTGGTTCGGGCCGTGCTGACATCATCGCGGGTGCAGACATCTACGTCAGCGACTTCGGTTCGGTGCAGTTCGTGTATCACCCGTATTGCTCGACGCGTGACGCGTTCCTCGCGGACACGTCCATGTGGGCTGTTGCTACCCTGCGTCCGCTGGACAGCACCGAGTTGTCGAAGACCGGCGACAACATGAAGGGGGCCATGATCGCAGAAAAAACTCTGGTCTGCCGCAACGAGAAGTCCTCGGCGGTTATCCGCGATCTTAACGCATCGTAAGATCACAGATTGGGGGTTGTCTGAAAAGGCAGCCCCCTTTTTGCGTCCTAAATAGATGGTTACTTGAGAGGAATACAAAATGCCAGCCAAGAAGAACACTCCTGCCGTTGAAGCAGAAACCGCAGCCACCATTGGTGCTGTTGAAGCCACCGCCGAAGTCGCAACCGACACGGCACCGGAAGTCGTTGAGGAGCCGAAGGCGGCTCTACCCAAGGGCCATGTTCTCGTCCGCGTGACGAAGTCTGGGTCGAACCGCATTTCGACTGGTCTGCCCAAGCCGCTGAAGGAAAACTTCGTCTGGAAGGACGAGTTCACGATGCCGGAAGACGATGCCAAGATTTTGGAAGCACGCGGGATCGTAGAGATCGAGGAAGACTAATGTCGTCCTTCAAGCACCTGTTTAAGTCGGCGGGTGGTATCGACGTATCCGGCACTTACAACGAGCAGACGGAAAACTGGGACTTCAAGTTCTCACAGGATGTCTCCGCACTGCTTGACCGCAACAAGGCGATGTATAACGAGAACGATGGATACTCACCGAGCCGCGAATGGCGACGTGCAGCGTCGATACCCGTGATCATTCAGCAGAAATGGTTGCAGGAAGAAGGTTGGGATTGCTACGATCTCCCGGCCAACTGGGACAAGCTAAAGCAGAAGCTTAACTCGTCCGAATATCTATTTCTGAGGACTGCTCCGGGGAGGCTCTAATGGCGATTACAAATTACGGTGAACTGAAGAAGAGCATCGCGGACTATATGAAGCGTCGCGATCTCGATGCCGTGATCCCTGACTTCGTCCAGAGCACCCACACCACGCTGGTCGAGTATGCTGGCAATCTGTCCAACCTATCTAACGACGAGGACACCAACCAGCTACTCGGCTATTACCCGCAGGCATATCTCTGGGGATCGCTGAAAGAAGCTGCCCTCTACGTCCGCGACTATGAACTCATGGGCGTCTACGAGGCCAAGTTCCAGCAAGAGTTGAGCAACCTCGCCATGACTGGTTACGACGTTATCGGTATCTCGCCTAACGGCCCTGTGGTGTAATGTCCAAGATCAATGTCGCGGCTGGGTCCCCTGCATTCATCGTAGCATTGGCTCGCGAAGTCGAACGAGGGTTCGTCAGTCGCGTCCCAGTCTCGCCGGTATTGCTCCCGACCTACTCCGCCGTTGATCTCCCAGACCCCGCCGTCTTCGTTGGCTGTGTGATTATGGTCAAGTCGGTAAATACGACAATGGCTATGTCTGACGGCCAGTATTGGTATCCTGTAACTTTGGGGGCACACTTTTGAGCACTTATACGACCAGAAATGGTTTTGAAAAAATCGATGTTGGCTCGGAAGTTGACGCTTGGGGCGATAGCGAGCACTACACGCTCGACCGCACCGACGAGGCCTTGGACGGCATCCTGTCCATCACCCTGTCTGGGGATCGCACACTCACTGCTTCGGCTACCGAGAGCGACGAAATCCACTACGCCATCATCAACGTCACGGGTGGAAGCGGCGGACGCATAATCTATCCGCTGCGTCAGGTCCAGCACGTCATCCGTAACGGCACGACCGGTACCATCCTCCTGACCACTAACAACAGTGGTTTCGAGGCTACGATCCAGCCGGGCGAGACTGCCCTGTGCGTCTGTGACGGGGTCAACCGGGTGTTCCTCCTGTCCCCAACGGGCAACACGTCGGTAAAGGCGTATGTCGATGCGGCGGAAGTCCGTGCAAAGACTTACACCGACAACGCGGCATTCGCAGCGTCTTCGCTCCCCTAGCCGCGCAGCACCTGCGCCAT